ATCACAAGGAAACACTTGATAGCTTTGAGAAAGTAGGTAGCGAAGTAGAACTAAGCGAGGCACAAAGACAACACATGTCGAACATATATGATGACCTGTATAAACAAGGTGACGTGTACTTTCGTGATTCGTACAACTCAGGTAGCGTACTGTGGGCGATGAACCTGTCGTGGTGGGATGACATCTTGCCTATGTGTGATGACGAAGGTTACTTAGACACCGATGGTATACGTAAGTTTTTAGGCATGGTTGAGGATGCACCTTTGCATGTGAGTCAGGGATTCCAAGACAACATGCCTAGCGATTGGGCGTATGACGATGCCATGAAGTACCTACAAGGTGAGGCAGACTTACTTATATCTTTCTTACAGAAAGCTTTGGATACTAACGATAGATTGTCATGCAGTCTGTAAAGAAAACCACGTGGCACATTAAGCCACATAAAGTTAACATAGACTTTACAACTCCCGAACAGAACCAGATGCGGGAGAAGCGTTTAAACAATGCAAATGAATGGCTTCACAAATCCTTACAGACTGACTGTTTGTGGGGGATTGTGATAGCTAAACAAGTTTATGATGCTATAAATAACAAGGAAAACAAATGTTAAAGATTGAAGAATATGGTTGTGACACACAAGCAGATTTGTTTAGAAGAATATTTCCACCACGTCTAATTGAAAAAGAATACTTTGGCGAGGTTGGAAAGGTAGACAAAGAAGGCAATCATTTTATTGGAGAAAGATGTTGGAGGCATCAGCAGTAATGAATAAAGAAAAAATAAAAGAACAGTTAGCGGACATATCAGAGTTAATGTTGTATGTAGATAAGCCTTATAGAATTGAGGCACTACATGCTTTGTACAGAGAGGTAGAGCCTATAAACTTTTGGACTATGTTCCATCAGTATTGGAACTCAGTTGAGAATCCATCTGACTTCATGCCTTTAATCAATGACATGTTTGAGTATGACGATTGGGGTTTTAACTATGACATGTTACAAAGCGAGCATCGTTTAGGCACACTTGAGCCTGACGACAAGGCTTTCTTTCTTAGTTTGCCTGATGAATTTGCAGTATTCAGAGGGTGTCATAGCTTTAATGAACAAGGGTGTTCATGGACTACCGATAGAAAAGTAGCTGAGAAGTTTGCGTTACGTATGGCTATAGATAATGAGTACATACTCTTGCAAGGCATGGTACGTAAGACAGATATCATCTGTGCTTATGACAACAGGAAAGAAAAAGAAATCGTTGTGCTACCCAAGAAGGTAATCATTGTGGGTAGAGAACGCGCTAATGACCCTATACTTAGGAGTGAAGAGTTCAAGAAGTTTAGCGACACATCTAATGTGTATCACATGGTACAGACAGGTAGGTATAGGCAGTTGCAAAGCGATGAGGACTTAAGGTCTTTAGCTGAAAGCCATTGGATATTTGACATAGAGAAGGAAGGTTTAAACACAGTACGCAAATACGTCCTGTGGTTTGAGGATTTAGTTGGTCTTATAGCAAAGCATAATCTTGATACGTTTGCACCTAGATGGTTTGCACATGCACATGACAGATATGTAACAGGCAAAGACATACTTGAAGGCGACCCACGTAATGTCGTCAAGCAAGCAGAAGAACTAAAGCGAGCAAAAGAAAAGCTACACGAAATGAATGGAACTAAACCGGCTACCAATGCTGAGTTAGATGACATCATTGACAATGCTATGCGACAAGCAGAGGAGAATGATGCCAAGAAGAAATAAATCCCCCTATTGGCTAGAGCAAGCCATAGATTTACGCAAGAGAGGTGATTCTCTAACACAGATATCCAATATAATCTTGCAACCGATCTCAACAATAAGATATCAACTCAATCTTAATCTTACACAGGATGAGTATGATGCATTGTGTCAACCACCTAACCCCCCTGAGAGTGCAAAGCGTACCGCAAGGATACGTGAACTGCATGAAGAGGGCATCAATGGCAATCAAATTGCCAAGCTTGTAGGTGTGTCAAGGCAGTATGTATACAAACTCATTCGTATGTGGAGAGAACAAGAGGATGCTGAATTAGATCGTATCGTAGAGAAAACTAACCTAACATTAACAATAGACGAATGGAGGAAAACAAAGATATGTTAAGTAAAATAAAATCGTGGTTAAGGTATTGGATTGTAGAAAGACCTGAACCTAAAGCAGAAGAAGTAGAAGTATCCGTAGAAGATACCGCAGAGTCAGAGGGTAAAGCTATCTATAGTGGTAGTGTTACCGCAGAAAGCGGTAGCGTTTCAGCAACTGCTACACCTACGAGGGTAAGAAATAAAGCCGGTAAGTTTGTAGCCGATGACCCTAGTACACCTGATGTAAACGAGGCTTGGAAGGGCGGTAAAGCACCGGCTAAAAAATCTAAGACTAAAGTTATTAGAAAGAAATCTAAATAGTTGGATAGCCGAAGGCTTTGGAGTATCGCCCACTAACAGGGTCATACTCCAAGTCCACCTGACCTAGACTACCTGACTGTTTAAACCTCATCTTCTTCGTATGGATGCGCACATCCCTACTGCCCTGTGTAAAGTCTCTTTCAACTATCAATATTACATCAGCCTTGTTTGCAAAGTTTGCACTACCGGCAATGTCATAGGGTTCTACTAAAGGAAACTCACCATCAGCAGACCTACGCATCTTAGCCGGATGCGCTACAAAGAACACATGTACACCATACGTTAGAGCAAACCTCTTAATCTTAGACATCATCTGACTCACGTACTCTGTTTCGGTCATGCCCTGTGGACGTTGATGATCGAACTCATTATATGGGTCAAAGATTACTGCGTTGACACCATACCTCAGTACTGCGCTAATGCTTGCCTCTAAGCACCAATCTATCGTGGGTGATTCATCCTCTGATCTTATGAAGAAGAAGTGTTGTGCCAACCAATCGTAAGCATCTAGCAACTCTTCCTCATCCATCTTAGGAGTAGCACCATCCCTTGTGGGTTTACCTACTTTTTTTTCTGCAAGCTTATTTAGATGTTCACTTACAGGGTTTTCAAAACTACATATCGCCCACTTGTAATCATGCATGCGTGCCATGTTTACTGCGATTGCATCTATGAACTCAGACTTACCGCAGTTAGGCACACCGCTACATATGGTCACTTCTGATGGACGCACTAGGAATATATCGTCAAGCGTTTCAATACCTGTGGATAATCCTTTACGCAACCCCCCCCTAAATAACTGCAAACCTTCTTCCATGAATCCATTTGCAGTATACAAAGACTTGATTGGATAAGGCTCAGCTGTGTTTAAACATTGTTGCAGCGATGATCTGTCGTGTTTACATAATATCTCATTGCCATCTTTACAGTTATCAGGATATGTAATTATGAAACATCTTTCCCTACCTATCCTTCTTGCCAACTCTTCACGACATTGAATACCGGCATCATCGTTATCAAGTGCTAGATAAATTCTTTTGTACTTGTTGAAATCAAACTCGCTTAACCAATCCATCTTTCTATCACTTGCACCATCAGGTATAGACAGTACGTTCTCTGTAATTAACTTCCAAGTGAGTGCATCCATTTCGCCTTCGCAGATGAGGATCGTATCTTCTTCTGTGTTTAAACTATTTATTAAGTAAGGGATGCGCTCGCAGTCAGGCAGTTGAGCGTAGTGTTTGTCAGGCGTGCGGAACTTGATATTTACAGGCACACCCTCCTCGTTCTTGTACACAAAGGCAATACAGTCTTGTCGTTTGTTATTAACAAAGTGTGAGACTACACCCACTCCATGTTTGTCTGCAAAGTCTGTGTCTATTCCTCGCTCGTTTAAGAATTGTTCCGCCCATGTACCTCGTACACTTTTTGTGTTGGGTATTATGGATGGTTTCTTAGGCGCAACCTTTCGTATCTGTGGTGGTTTCTTTAATGACTCTCGCCATGCGTTGCCTTCCCACAAGCAATGATGGCATCGCCATCGTGCGCCCTGTTCATTTATATTTATTGATAGGCACAAGTCACGTTTGTTCTTGCGTTCATGTGAACACTCAGGACACGTAGTTTTTTGTTGCCCTATGTCATAGTGCCTGAGAAATATTTGTTTATCGTTTAGTTGTTGGTCTAATGTCTTGGTTAATTTTACTTCGTTCATGGCATCCTCTTGAATATATGTTTGCCATCTTCGCCGAGCCTACGACCCTGTTCATCTTTTTTATTTTTATCTTTAAATCTAGCATCTACGTTAACAAGATAATTAACAGTAGACATATACCATTTCTTTCTAGCTTTATCATCAGCCTCTTCTGATAGCCAAACATCACGTGACATCAGTACTGCATCTAGGTTAGGTATATTTGTGAAGGTCGTTAGCCATTTGTCATAGTCAGCTTGACTCAGCCTTATGACTACACCTTCAAAGGCATATTCTTTATTCATATTTTTCTCCAATTTATTAGGACTTACTACCATGCTATTCTTTGAGGATTGAGTTATGGCATAGGTCTAACATCCTTGTGTGTAAACAAAGAGTAGACATTACGCCATGCTAATCTTCTCGGACATCGCCATTGGCATCAGACTACTGCACCTAATGTCTGATTCGTGTGCTACTTACTTAAATTTAGTGCTTTAAGGCATACTGCGTTCACACTTTCGGTCTCGCATTTGGCTATGTATGCATCCCATAGTAACCATTAATGAACAAGTGCTATGGTCTTACCCCTCCGCTTGTTCTATTTACAAAATACTATAGAATGTATTTTGCGTGCAAGTTTTTTTTTAAAAAAAATTTATACGTTGATAAATTTATTCATGTTTATCACTCCAATAGAAGGGGAAAGACCCTAGAGCGATAGCACTTTCCCCTTTTGTTTGCACTAATTTGTACAAAGGTTTGACAAATTATGTTCTTTAGTATTTAATATATAGCGAGAGTGTAATATGAAGTACAGTAACGTGAATAATCTTCCGGATGTTTTTGCGAAAGCAGTCGTCCGCGATACATATTCACGTGGCAAGGCTGACATATCTGCAACAGGACTACTCAAGCCACCTAGACAAGCACACCTAGCATATCAACATGACGATCAAATCGTAGTAGATGTTTCCAAGCAAGTGTGGTCTCTGTTTGGAAGGGCGGTGCATCATATCCTAGAACTAGGAACGCTAGATGGTTATATCTTAGAGCAAAGATACTTTGCTCAAAGTTGTGGATGGACAGTCTCAGGTCAAATAGATGTACAAAGATTAGACCCTCAAGGCATAACAATTATGGATTGGAAAACTCGTAAGGCTTATGCCGTGATGAATGGTCGCAGAAGTGATGTTGAGCAACTCAATATATACGCTTGGCTTGCTCGCAAGAATGGTAGGGAAGTATCCCAACTACAGATTGTTAACATTATCCGCGATCATTCCTCATTTGAGGCTGAAAGAAATCCTGACTACCCACAAAGCGAAGTTACTGTGACTGACATAGACCTATGGACATTTGCAGAACAAGAAGAATTTGTGCGTGAGAGAGTGGAGGCACATCAGCTATCTGCCATAACCTTGCCTGATTGTACAGACGAGGAACGATGGAAAAGACCTGACAAGTTTGCGGTAATTAAAACTGGTGGTAAGAGAGCGTTTAAACTCTATACCAATCAGAGAGATGCCGAAGATTTTGTTGAGGAACACGAGGATTACATCATAGAACATCGCAAGGGCGAAGCGATTCGTTGTGCAAAGTTCTGTGATGTGTCTGCATTTTGTGACCAATATCAAGGAGAATTAAATGGAAATGATTGATGACACGACAGGTGTAATTACATCTAGTCGTACAAGTGAAACATTAGGTGAGTTAGGAAAGGCATTAGCGGAGGCGCAGTCCGAGTTCCCTACCATACCTAAGACAAAAACAGTTGAGGTGCGTACACATGATGGCAAAAGCTACAAATATAGTTACGCTGATTTAGCTGACATACTAAAAGTTATATCACCTATAACTAGCAAGCATGGTTTATCTGTGGTGCAGATACCAATCGTCAGTAACAAAGGTAATACCTTAGTTACAAGACTATTACATAGTAGTGGTGAGTGGATAGAAAGTGAGTTGCCATTAAGACAACAACGTGATGGCGCGCAAGCTTTGGGTTCTGCGCTGACATACATGCGGAGGTATGCGCTGAGTTCTATGCTCAACATAGCTACAGACGTTGACGATGATGGACAGATAGCAGACACAGACCATGTAGGTGCTGAGCCGGAAGTACAAACGCAAGCACCTAAGAAACAAAAGAAACCTGATAACACAGAAGATTTACATGCATTTATTGATAACTTGCTTGAGGAGGCTAGAGGTAAAGATAGTGTAATCGAAGTAGAAAAACTTTGGTTAGCTAGTGCATCAAAGACTGCTGAGTTGCAAAGGCAAGATAAGAAAAAGTTTGATGAGGCAGTTGCCGAGTTGAAAAAGATCAGAGAAATCATAGATCAAGATGAAGTTTAACCGATGGGTGTGTGCTTTCAGCCACCCAATTCATCAAAGGCTAGTCCTCTTTGGGTTAAGAAATGGATAGTGTAAGGCGGTTACTCACAAAACTTCCGCCTTACATGACTTGTTTAATTAATGGAGAAAAATATGGAAAACGAATACCCTGATAGTCTTAGGATATTTCCTAACAACGAGAACCCTGATAGTGCAGTAGATGTAAGCGTGTTCTTTCGCGTGAAAGGCGAGGAACATAAGCTACGCATATACAAGAACAGGAACAAAGTTGAGGGTGATGCTAGACCCACATACATAGTTAAGTTGACTCTTAATGGTGAAGATTTAGAGGCAAACAGTTGGGAGAAAGTTTCTAAAGAAGGTAAGAAATACTTCTCAGGAACACCTAAACCACCTGACGTTGGTTATCAATCACAGAAAAATACAGGACATCAAAGCACACAAACGGCTGATGACAACTCGTTTAAACCTTCTGATGATGACATCCCCTTCTAACGATTGGGCGGACAAGATACGTTCACAGAAGTATCTAACTTTTGTGCGTTCACATGGATGCTTAATTTGTAGTAGACCTTCGCAAGCGCATCACCTCACACACATCATGGAAGGCTCACGTGGAATGAGGCGAACAGGAGATCAGTTTGCAGTACCGCTTTGTGAAGAACATCACCGCCTACTACACGCTCATGGAAATGAGAATAGATGGTGGGCGATGGAAGGCATAGACCCTTTGGAGTGGGTGGATGAAAAATGGAAAGAGTTCAACGAGAAATAAAAGTTACTTTAACACCGGCTGAAATGTTAACTGCCGGACAACAAGGACTTATGCGCATGGTACAGAATCTACGAGACAATCGTACACCTAAGTATGGTGCGCCTAAAGACATGACCGCATGGGCGATCAACATCTATGGCACTATGGGCGAGGCTTGTGTTGCCAAGTGGGGTGGCTTATGGTGGAGTGGTTCGCTTGGTGATTATCAAGCGGATGATGTGCAGAAGTTACAAGTACGCACAGTAGATCACAGTAAGAAACGATTGATACTACATGATGACGATAAGGACGACAGACCTTACGTGCTTGTATATGCAAACCCCCCTGAGTTCTATATCAAGGGGTGGATTATGGGTGCTGATGGCAAGGATAAGAAGTATTGGAGTGACCCACAAGGTACGAACAGACATGCTTACTTCTTGCCTGATGACGTGTTACATGACATTAATGAATTGGAGATAGGCTTATGGCTATGAATTATTTTTTAATAAGAGATATGTGTAGGGATGGAGATCACGAATATTACGATCACATTCCTGTTAAAACTAAAATGTCTGAGCAAGACATGATAGATAACGAACACTTTTGGCAAGAGCGTTTATTAGCTTGGCAGTTTGGTTGGATAGAACAAGACGACTTTGATGATTGGTGGGCAGACTTACGAATAGTTCGTATAGATAGTTGGAGATCAATATCTGCGGAGGATTACGAAGTCTTAGAAGATCATATTGGGGGATGGCGATTAGAAGAAATCATCCTTGATACAGAAGGAGACATTAAACCTAATGACAAGACATGGAAACTCTATAACGAATCTAAATATGTGGAGGTGTTATGACAGTAGGTAAAGATGTACTTGAGAAAGCCTTACAAGGTGTTGAGGCAAAGAAACACGCATACAGGCAGACAAGGGAAGGCACAGTAGTTTCTTTCCTTATACATCCTGATGATGTGCCTAAGTTATTAACGCAAGAATTATCTGTTAGTCAGATAGGTGCTAGGTATATGTTGGGTATTGTCAGGATGGAAGATGAATCTGATTATCCTGTGATACCGGAAGAAGTAACCATAGGTGAACGTGCATTTAAACGAGCATGTTTGATATGCCGCGATCCCAGCTACATAAGCTGGGTACGTTTAAACTCTGAACGATGGCTACAGTTGTACTCTGTGGACGAGTCAGAAGAAAACGATGAGACATATGCATCTGAGGTAATCAGAAATGTTTGTGGTGTTTTAAGTCGTAAAGATTTAAAAGAAAACAAAGAAGGTCAAACAAAATTAACTGAGCATATAAACGAATTTATGCAAGCAGTAGGAAGGTAGTGAAAGAAAAATATGAAATTAAAAAAGTTTCTTATGAAGAAACAAAACCTTTTATATTAGATATTCATTACGCAAAGAGGATGCCACCACTACAAATTGCTTATGGTCTTTATTCTGATAAAGATTTATTAGGTATATGTAGTTATGGAATACCACCATCACACACGCTACTCAAAGGAGTATGTGGAGAGCATTTTAAAAAAGATGTTATAGAGTTGAATAGATTGGTTTTAAAAAATAACAACAAGAACGAAGCGTCTTTTTTAGTAGGCAATTCTTTAAAGAAGTTAGGCAACAAAATTGTTGTTAGTTATGCAGACTCAACACAAGGTCATGTAGGTATTGTGTATCAAGCAACAAATTTTTTATATACAGGCATTACTAAACCTATTAAAGAAATTTATTTAAAGTCGAAACCACATCTTCATCATGCTACATACAGAGGCAAAACTTACAAACAAATGGAGGAAGAATATGGTGATGATGTAGGTTACAGATTAAGGTCTTTAAAACACAGATATGTAATATTTGTGGGAGATAAATCTTTTACAAAAAAAGCTAAAGCCAATCTTAATTACCCAATCATGCCTTATCCAAAAGCAAAAGCAACATAGGAAAACAAATGAAAATAGATAAAGATATACCAATAAAAGAGGCAAGGTCTAAAACTAGAGAAGATATTGAGAAGATGGAAGTCGGTGACTCTATATGGGTCAAGACAAAAAAAGAATCTGAAAGATATAGACATGCAATGATGCGTTTAGGTTGGTCAGTTACAGTAAGAATGACCGAAGAACCTTCGCCTAATGGTTTTAGAATATGGAGAACAAAGTAACTGGAAGACGGCAATGTTTAAACGTAGTTGCTTCTGCCGTCTATATCCTGATACTTGATGGGGTTGTTGTTTACGTTGGTGAAAGTAAGAATCCTTATAGTCGTCTAGGCACACACATCAAAGATACAAAAAAAAGATTTGATACGATAAGAATATTGCCATGCGCAGAACATAGACGTAAGTATTGGGAGGCGGTATTGATAGATAGGTATCAGCCTTTGTTCAATAGAACAGGCAAAGATAAAGAAACGAATCAAAGACATATCTTTGAACTAGGAATGATAAGTCGCAGACAACATATAAAGAAAGATGAATGTGCTAATTGCAGAAGATACAAAGAGCGTGTCACTTTGAGTACATGCACAGTACCTCCTTTAAGATCGGTATTTCACCCTCTTACAACAAGTGCGTTAACAAGTGCCGGAGAAGTATTTATGAGTACAGTATCAGCACCTGATGAGGCATACGCATACCTCGCACATCAAGAAAAAGAAGAACTAGAAAGAGAAAGAAAGAGTGATGCTTGGGATGATACTCTAGGATATTCAGAAAAGTTACGTAACTCTTTGGACGCTACATACAAAATGTCAAATCCTTACAACGTATCTACTTCGGTAACTGATATAGAATCAAGAAGAGCATTAGGCATTAAAGATATCTTTGATAAGGCTTAGACTACTCGTCTAAGTCTCTGTAGTATTCTACTATGGCAAGGATATCCCTTGTGTATCTCTTGATCTCAGCCATGTTGTTGCTGATGTTCTCATAATCCTTCGTTGTAAGCGCATAATAAGCCTGTCTAGGGGCTTTACCTTCTTCGACAAGGGTGAGGTACTCTTGCATGATTTCAGGCGTTAGAACCTCCCAATCGAACTCCATCATCTGCATTTCTATGGGCAATGGGGGATGAAACATGGGCGGTCTTTCCTCTATGTTGACCACTTCTATAGGCTTGACTGCCTGTCTCATCAACGAACATCCACTTGCCAACAGGCAAATGCTAATCAGTATTGCTAGTTTCTTCATCTGTCTCATCAAATTGTGTAGGGTTAGTGATCTTAACTAGGTCATCAAACACTCTC